AGAACTTGACCGCTGGCTCCAATAGGTAGTCTGGCAGCACCAGAACCCGAAATATAAAGAACATCACCAGCATCTGTCAAGACGTTGGATTGAGCTCCTTGAGTCAGGGAGTTCCAATAGTCTCCATTAACGTCTGTCTCTGGAGTATTGTTAGTAGACTCGGCAACACAGATGTAAGAGTTAGACGCTCTGGAGATTGCATCACCAGGCTGATATGTTTCTGTTGAACTCCAAACACCTCTCCATGTGAAACCACCAACAACAAAGTCCCAATCAGCAGAACCAGATGCTGGTGTAGAATTGGTATTAGTTGTTTTAGCAACGTATGAGTTACCACCAAGTAGTACAACGTCACCAGGTTTGTATGCTGTGCTATTGCTCCATGTACCTACAACTTTAAAACCAGTTGTTAGAATTTCCCAACTAGCGCCAAGGTTGTTTGGTGCGGCACCTGTCGAAGTATCAAGAGCAACATAAGAGTAACCACCAAAGGTTACAATGTCACCAGATTGATACTCAACGGCGGCATCCCAGGAATCTTCAAACTTAAGTCCATTGACATAAGAGATGAAATTTGCTGAAGCGAATGTACCGCTAGAGGTGTGAGCAACGGTTACACGGTATTGATCGTTACCGTACTTTACGATATCGTTTAATTTGTAGAAGGTTGCATCTGCCCAATCTCCACGATTGAAAATGCCTTCGGTGTGGACTTGCCATCTAGCGCCATCGCCCGAATACCACTGCGCCTCGTTTGATACCGACGTATGGTTGGAAACACAAACATAGGTGTTTGCGCCAAACTTTACGATATCATCGATAACGTATGCAGTTGCGACTGTCCAGTCGCCCCTCCAATTAAACTTAAGTCTGCCTAATCTGAAATCTGCCATGTTTATGCTGCCTTATTATTTGGGTCCTTCGGTGGAATAATCATAATTTTCATTGAAACGAATTACAAAGTATCCGTCATCATCAACAAAATAGCTAATCTTGCGACTATCAAATCTATACTGTTGGTATTTATCTTGCGGATTATTTGAATATGACTTCTCCTCCGTAGTTTCTTCTACGTAGTCATATGCACCAGTTGCAATATCCAGATAGGAACTTCCATCTAAACGAAAGAAGTCACCTGTCTCGTCATCAATACTTCTAATTTTGGTGTAACGTAGCATTCCATCATCATCCCTGCGTAGAGCATGGATGCTGAAGTCGTTGCCTAGGGTGTAATTATTGGAAGACAACGATGTCCCCCCACCACCTTGTTGTTGATAGCTGTCGCTAATGAACATTGTCATACAATTACTCTCCAGTAGTTACCGTCCCAAATTAGTTGCACTCTCGCTCCTTTCAAGTCAAATACTAAAGGACTGGAAATAACTCCAAATGTATTTTGAAATTGTCTTCCAATTGGATCGACGATTGTTACATTATTTGTATCCCATGAAAAATTAATATCAATGAACTCCAACGTGTCCCCTGCTTTAGGAACCAATTGATTATTATATAGCGGCAGAGTTAGAGTTAGTGGTCCTCCTGATGTGTCTACGAGATATCGAAGACTTGTTCCGAGTGTAACACTTGTGTTTAAATACTCCCACCTTGCACGAAAAACATCAAATCCACCATTCGTTGTCCCATCATGGACAACCGCCATATTTTTATCAGTATCAATTGTTAACTCACCCTGCGCTCCCGCGAAATGAGCATGTTCAGCAGTAGTACCGCGTCTAAACTGTACCTGGGTAGTCATTAAAATTAATTTAGGATACCGAGGTTATTTATATCATTAAATAATCCATCCGTATGTACGAGCTGGCGCAACATCAATCTTGACAGTTGCTGCGCTGCCAGCGATAAGGATATGAACGTCTGCTCTGTGCTGGAGTAGCGGGAAGTATCTGGAATGTACTCTGACATTGATGGATCCAGTACCAAAGATACGTAGAGAAATGCCGATGATGGTATCGACATTGACTTTGATTTGACCTGATCCTTCGTATCCGAAAGAACGAAGAACTTTCGCTTCGCCATCGGTTGTAATTTCTGTGCCTTCTTCTGGTGGGTTGGCAGTTGTTCTCTCGTCTGCGATACCAGAGAGTTGAACTTCTGCCAGACCAGGGTAAGGTGCTCTGACGAATGCAATCTTTGCTGCGCCAGAAGTTTTGATTTCTGTTTCGCCAACATATGCCTTGGTGATAGCAGGTTTGACTTGACCGAGGAAGTCGAAGATTGCGACGTTCTCGTAAGTAATTGTTCTGGATTCTGCTGCACTGTCGAATGCATATAGATCTCCAGATCCAGTAAATACTCTGGATCTTGGAGTTGCTGCACGACCAGCAATGTTGACATCTGCAAGCAGACTTGGTACATAAGCAACTCTTTCTGCTGCTCCAGAGAACGAGAAGATAGAACCAAAGAAAGTTTCTGCATTGGCAATTCTTTCGACTGCCTCTCCAGAAACAGTGAAGAGAACTTGTTCTCCAGTATAGTCGTATGCAACTTTCTCTTCGCTTGTAACGAAACTGAATAGGTTGCCTTCGCCAACATGAGAGAGGGTGATGACAATGTTTGCTTCGCCATTGATCTCGTATAGACCCTCTGCTGGTGGTGCGACTGCTCTGGATTCTGCTGCACCGTTGAGTGCAAAGAGGGAACCAGTTCCAACGTAAGCACGAGTAGAACGTAAGGTTGCAATACCAGTTGCAGAGAATAGAAGTTGTCTCTCCAGAGGATTGACAGTAATAGATTCTGCTGCACCAGAGAATGTACCAATGTGGATCTGACCGATGTAGTCTCTTGCAGATCTTTCGACGCCAACGCCGCTGATGGTTGCAGTTCCTTCGCCAGGAGGTGGAACAGCAACAACGTGAACCTTGACTGGTTCTGCAAATACAGCAAGTTCGACTCTCTTGACTTCCGATACTGCAGAAGCAATAGTTGCACGACCAGTGAAGGAGAAGAGTGCATCTTTCTCCAGTGGATTGAACGTGACAGCTTCGGCAGCACCAGAGAATGTACCGATGAGGACACGTACAACCTCGTCTCTTGCGACACGCTCGACCGCAGTACCACTGACAGGAATGACACCTTCGACATTCCAGTTCGGGGTAAACCTGATATCTGCTGCTTCTGGGTAGATTTTGATCTGACCAGTACCAACAAACGTATTGGTTCTTCTTTCTGCAGCGATGCCAGTAACATCGAAGAGCAGATCTTTTTCCAGAGGATTGAAGGTAGCTGCTTCTGCAGCACCAGACAGAGTTGCAATGTTGCCATCGCCAATAAAGTCTCTTGCTCTTGTGGTAGCAGCAACACCACTAATCTTGGATAGAGTCTGTGGTTGCTCTGCAAAGGTGAGGAGTGCGCGACCTGCAGATCCTCTGAACTTGAAGAGGGAACCAAAGAAGATCTCTCTGAATGTTGCTTTCTCTTCTGCAAGACCAGTAACATTGAGATGAGCGGTGAACTCTGGAAGTCTCTTGGTAACAGACTCGGAAGTGAATCCGTTGGAGAAGATGGCACCAGTTCCGAGATATGCATCGGTTTGTCTTTCGACTGCTGTGCCACGAGTAGCGATGCGAACTGTTGGTTGTTCTGCAAATGTACGCAGAGGAACAACACCTTCTCCAGAGAGAATAATATGTGTTGTAATATCTGGAGGATTGAATCCAATCGCTTCGACTGCAGATCCACGGAAGAGAATGTCTCCTTCTCTGACTGGAGGAATCTTGAATGTGATGGATTCTGAAGTGAATCCTCCAGAGAACAGAGTACCGAATCCACCATATACATCGACAAATCTTTCGTCTGCAATACCACTGACAGGAACAACCCCGAATGGTTGTTCTGCAAATGTACGTAGAGGAGTAGCAATCTCGCCCTGAAGCTTGATCTCTGTTCCTTTGACTTGAGGTGCTGCAGCAAATCTTTCTCCTGCAACTCCTCCCATGGAGAACAGAAGTTGTCTCTCCAGAGGATTGACAGTAAGGGATTCTGCTGCACCAGACAGTGCTGCGATTCGACCAAAACCAACATAACTGGGAACAAATCTTTCTCCACCCTGACCGAAGATCGTAGCAGTACCAAATGGTTGCTCTGCAAATGTAAGGATCTCTGGTTCGGTTGTTCCAGATACAGAAAGAAGAGCAAATCCAGATTCTGCAATCGTTGCTCTGACTGATCCACGACCAGTGAAGTCGAACAGAGTAAAGAATGGATCTGGACTTGCTGTTCTGGATTCTGCAGCACCAATAAGAACAGAGAGTGAACCAGAACCATTGAAGTTCGGAATGAATCTCTCGGCAGCGTTGCCGCTGACCTTGATAAGATTCCTCTTCTCTTCTGCAGCAGTAACTGCTTCGACTGCACCAGATAGTGCAAACAGTGAACCAGAACCAACGTATGCTGCTGTTGCTTTCTCTGCTGCTGTTCCAACAAAGTCAAACAGACCGAATAGATCATCTGGACTTGCAGTAACTGCTTCTGCAGCTCCTGACAACGTAGAGATAAATCCAGATCCAGCGTAGGATGGTAAGTATTTCTGACCAGCAATACCACGTAGAACAATAGTGTTCTCTTGGAATCCTGCGAATGCAACTGCAGAAGATGCTCGACCATCCAATCTGATGGTGCCACCACCATTGAAATTGGGGGTATAACTGGTTGCAGCGAATCCAACAAACTCGAATAGACCGTCCTTGATTTCGCTGAATGTTGCAGATTCTGCTGCTCCACCAGTGCTGAATAGAACGCCACTTCCACTGTGGACGTTGGGAAGTCGTATTGAAGCTTCGCCACTAAATTTGAGGGTTGGTTTGGTAAGAACTGCGATATGACGCAGATTGATGACAACCTTGACTCCACCTGAAAGTCCAGAGAACTTGAACAGATGACCCATTGGGTAGATCGATCTCTCGTATTGAGGATCGATGATTGTGCCATAATCTTCTGTTGCATCTGGAAGATTGTTTGCACCAGGAAGACCAGCGAGATTGGCAGTCTCGATGAATCCATAATCAATGAAGTCTCCACCACCACTCTCGACCAGATCAAAGAGTTTGTCATCCTTGTAGTCTTCAATGACTTTGGATGCATGGTTAGCAATGACCCAAGAATCAATGACAGGCGAAGCAACAAATCCGTAATCTACATCAACGTAGAGATCGGTAGAAGATTGGTTATAGCTGTATGTTCTTCTATCGTCAGCGTTGGAGAATCCGAACAGATTTCCACGAGCAGGAGGATTGACTGCTGCACGTTCGACCAGTTGACCGAAGATGGATACGTCACCAGATCCATTCCAGTTAGGAACGAATGCAACAGCTGCAGATCCACTGACTTGTAGATTTGTTGTAATATCTGGTGGGTTAGCACCAAAGACTTCAGCAGCACCGTTAACTGCATATAGAGTTCCAGTGGATTGATATCCAAAGGCGCGTCTCTCATCAGCGGATACGAAGTTGAATAGATCACCAGAACCAGTGAATGTCTTGGTGACGCTATCTACAACCTCGCCAGTAACATCGACGAATATATCAGAAGTCCACTTGGGTGGAACGCTGACGATAGTGGCGACATTAATCTTGATGTCACCAGAACCAATATGAGTACGTGTTCTGACTGTTGCTGCTTCACCCTGAACCAGGAAGTCTCCCATTGCATAACGGGAGATAGATTCCATGATGGAACCATAATCTTCTCTAATAGTCTCGGGAGCATCTTCACCATCGAGAAGAATGAATCCGTAATTCAGATAAGATCCAGAAGTAGAACCACTTTCTACTAGATCAATAATTCTGTCGTCCTTGCGACTCTCAATGGTTTCATTAGCAATAGATTGAATCGTAATAGATTCAATTGGAGTGTCGGCAACAGATCCGTAGTTGCGATACTCAAAGATATCATTGGATGTACTACTGTAATGATATGCAACTGCCTCGTCAGCAGTCTCAAAGTTGAATAGAGTTCCAGAACCTTGATAGTGATCAGTCTGTCTCTCGACTGATGCACCAGTGAGAGTTGCAACACCCTCGGAAATCCAGTTAGGCGTGAAGCTGACTCTAGCAGCGCCTGTAATAGGCAGCAACGCTGTAGAGTCGGGATAGTCCGCACCAACCGATTCAGAAGCACCAGAGATGGCATAGAGGGCACCTGAACCGCTGTATGCATATGCTCTCCTATCTTCTGCATTGTTGAGGTTGAATAGTACGCCTTCTCCAACAAAACTTCTTGCTCTAGGTGTATCACCTTTACCACTAACTTCAATTAGGACATTGGCAATCCATCTTGGTTTAGTTCTACCACGACCTTCAACGAATGCAAATAGATTACCAGTTCCGATATGAGTGCGTGTTCTAGCAAGATCTGCTTCGCCCTCAAACAAGAAGTCTCCCATCGCATAGCGGGAGATAGATTCCATGATAGAACCATAATCTTCTCTGACAGTTTCTGGAGCATCCTCGCCACCGAGAAGAATGAAACCAGAATCTAGGAACTGACCGACACTAGATCCAGCAACAATTAGATCAATAATTCTTTCGTCTTTACGACTCTCAATAGTATCATTAGCAATAGACTGGATCGTAATAGAATTGATCGGTGTATCAGCGACCGATCCATAATTGCGATAGTTGAATATCGCATTAGATGTACTGCTATAGTGATATGCAACTGCCTCGTCAGCAGTCTCGAAGTTGAATAGAGTTCCAGAACCTTGATAGTGATCAGTCTGTCTCTCGACTGCTGTACCTTCTGTCTTGACTGTACCTTCTGTAATCCAGTTAGGAGCAAAGGCAACGCCAGCAGCGCCTGCAATAGGTAGCAACGCCGTGGAGTCGGGATAGTCGGCACCGACCGATTCGGAAGCACCAGAGAACGCATAGAGGGCACCTGAACCGCTGTATACATATGCTCTGCGATCTTCGCCGTTGTTGAAGCTGAATAGATTACCCGAACCCTTGTGAAGAAGACTGAAGTTTGTCTTCGCAACACCAGAGATTCCAATCTGAACATAGGCAATCCATCTTGGTTTGGTTCTACCAATACCTTCTCCAAACGAGAACAGGACACCCGAACCAATAAAGTTGGGAGTGAATACTTGCTTGGCAGTACCATTGATCGGGAACAGACCGAATGGATAATCTGTCTGATTAGTAAGAATCTCACCCCAGTCAAGTCCGACAGTAGAAGGAGTCTGTACACCGTCAGTGAGAATAGTACCGAAGTCTAGGAATGCACCAACACTAGACCCAGGAACAATTAGATCAATAATCCTTTCGTTTGCACGACTTTCGATTGTCTCATTAGCAATCGATTGGATCGTAATAGAATTGATCGGTGCTTCGGCAACCGACCCAAAGTTCTCGTATGTAAAGTAATCAATGCTGGAATTGTTGTAATCCCAGACAACTTTTTCTTCTGTAGAAGAGATGCCAAATAGAGTTCCTTCACCGACATAATCATATGTCTGTGAGAATGTAGTAGTGCTGAAGTTGAACAGGACGCCAGAACCAACCCAGTTAGGTCTGAAGCTGATACCAGCATCTCCACCAACATTGAATAGATTATTGCGTTGATCACCATCTCCACCGACAACAACTTCGCTGCCATACGATAGCGATATAAATCCATAGTGATCAAATTCATATGTACCAGTCCATGATAACTGGTAAATTCTAATCGTTTGATTAGGTCTTCTTGCCTCTACTGGGACAGTAACTGTCTTATCGCCAGGAGTCGTGTAAGTAGTTTCTGTATGGTCTAGTAATTTTCTAGATGCATCAGCATTGGAGAGACCTGTATCTAGGTATCTCATCCATAGGTGTTCATTATTCTCTGGAGTCTCGCCACCATTAGTGCCGCTACCCATAACGAGTCTAAAGGTGATCTCCTCAATACCAGTGAGGTCTAGATCATATTCAACTTTTCTGGATGTGCTACTAGAACTTCCAGGATCGAAAGCTGTACCGAATCTGACGTGTGGACCTACAGCAAATCCATTAGTAGGACTAGTGCCAGCTCCACTACTGGATGTGTATCTAGATCCATCATATACCGCTCCATAACCGCTAGACAGATCCGCAGCAGTTAGCGTGGTAAGTGAACCTTGTTTGATCGTATAATCAGGATCCTCTGGGAATACCTTGGTGACAGCCTCTCCAGCAAAGCTACCGCTGAATAAGGTGCCGAATACATTCCAGTTAGGAGCATACGCAATTTTAGTGTCACTACGAAGGGGTAGTAGTCCCTCCGTAGCAATCGCAGGTACATAATGAGTGTTGGCGTTGCCATCAACGCGCAGTGTTCCAGAAACGATGTATGGAGCATCCAGTCTGTATCTGGATCCACCGAACTCGAAGACCGTACCAGAACCAATCCAGGTTTTGATAACAGACCATGTAGTGAGAGAATGGAAGTGTGTTCTTCCCATCGTCTCGATGTTTGAAGTATCGGTAATAAGACCCCAATCGTCTTGTGCTACTGCCTCTACTTCTAAAATGCTACCATAATCAAATTGACTGACGACTCCGCCGTCTTCTGTCAGGTTGATTATTTGATCATCTTTATAGTCTTGAATGACTTTGTTTGCATGGTCTGCAATTACCCAGTATGCTAGACCTATTGAACCAAAATCTAATTTAATAAACTCGTTTAGTACCGACGCTGTATAGCTGTAAGAAATTACCCCCAGTGCTTCATAAGCAACAAACTGGGGCATTCTTCCAGTACCAGCGTAGGAGAATACCATAAACTACAGCCAAGTTAAAAAAATAGGGGGACCGCCAGTGAAGCAATCCCCCCATAATGTAGAACTCAATTTGAGTATATCAGTCGAGGCTGACGTTCAGGGTGACTTTGATTTGGTCACCAGCATTTTGAATCGCGTATGGACCATTCGTGAATCTTTCAGCGAAGAAGATTGCGCTGTAAAGAGTTAGTGAACCAGTGCCGTTTAGTGCCTTGGTTGTGGTAAAGGTGTTAGCATCAATTACATCGAATACGGTGTAGGTGCTAGCAGTTGTAGTGCTGTTACCAGTACCCTGGTCAATGTAGACGGCATCGCCTTTGACGAGACCGTGACCAGTTGCAGTTACCTTACTGAAGTCAAATTCAACTTCGTCATTGCTGTTAGACGGCTGAATGTTATCAATCAGTGCGTTGTTCAGATAAACAGTGACTGTTCCATCTGTCAAAGAACCATCAACATATACCTGGTGATCAATACCAGTAATGATAGTTCCAGCGTCGATGCCATTAGGAGCACCACCAATAACACCAGCAGTACCAGTCTGGGAGACTGCCATGCCGACAGTTAGATCTTCACCGACTTCTGCTTGGAATACACCGTTACCAGAAGCAGCACCAGTGAGTGCCTTGTCTAGATAAACAGTGGTTCCTGCGATACCAGCAATTCTTGTACCAGTAGCAATGCCAGTACCAGTGATTCTCTGTCCAACTGCAAGACCTGCAGTAGAACCAACGGTTACGGAGAACTCGCCAGAAGTACCAGTGATGGTAGTGGTGTTAGAAACAGCAGCAAGAACGAAATAGTCATTGCCGATAGTACCACGGATACCAGTCTTACTGATAGTTGTTCCAGCGGCTGCAGTACCTGCATCGAGAACACCGTGAATGGTGGTAGGCATGTTGTTAGCACGAACAAGCATGTAACCATAAACATCACCAGCAGCACCATCAAACGTGAAGGTTTGCTCTGGATAAGAAGCAGTCGTTCTGCCAGCACCGAAGTCTAGGTTTTGTCCAGTAAACGTGCCAGTATTTTTGACACTCAAGAGGAGAGTTAGACCGTCGATATCAACGACATATGCACCAGTACCAACGTCGCCGCCAGTTACGTAGTCGCCTTTTTTAATGCCAGTATTTGAAGCAACGGTGACTGTGTACTCGTCTTGAGTACCAGCGCCAGCGACAGCAGCAACTGCAGCAGCTTGTAGAGTCTCGATTGTCCAACGAGTTCCGTTCAGCAGAATTCCATACTGGTTAGAATAATCCTGATCAGTTCTATTATTTTCAACTTGATGATACCCTGTGGTGGGTCCAGAACCATATCCCAACGTATTGTTGTTGGTGTAGGGCTCGTAATATCTTGTTTGTGAAGGCGTGTCGCTTTCAGCTGGATATGTATTTGTCGTGAACAACTTCAGAATTAAGTTTCTAGGAATCTCCTGATTGTAATTCAGTAGATTACGTAGAGAATCAATTTCACCGTTGTCGGTTACTAGCAGTGCCATGTAAACTCTCCGTGTTTATCTCTCGATTTATTGTTATTTATATCGTATACTATTTATAGTTTCAATTTCAATGAGACCATGCATCGTGAGATGTTGATCGAATAATTCACTTTGAATTGAAAAATATCTCCTGCATTCACGGTAGTGTTCCAGGTAGACAGGCTGTCATCTTTATTTTTTCTAGCCGTGCTATTATTTATGATTCCTAATGTAGGACGTTCAGTACCGCAAATAGATTGAAAATTGGGGAAGTCAGAAAAACTACATTTTTCAATATCAACTTCAATGTTTCCTTCGCTATCAGCAAGGATAGTCCAGGACTCAATGATTCCAGTAACGTCAACTGTCATGGTTCCTTTAGGACCATTCCCCATAGGAAAGGAACCACTGTCTATGACATAATTAAGTGTTCTGGTTAGATCTGCTGTAGTAGCATATGCCACTCCAAAGAACTGTACACCTGCAGTTGGTGGTGTACTGAAAACAATCTGATCGTTTGAAACAATGTAATCAACTCCAGGTGATAAAACAACATCACCTACAGAAATCATTATCTGTTCTTCGTTCAATGGAGTATATGCTTCTCCATTGACGATTAGATTGAATGTATCCTGTGTTCCATCAAATTGGGATGCCAGTGATTCAATCAGAAGATTAGAATTCTGTACTGACTTCGACGGAATCTGGTAGTTTACGTCAAGCTTATGCTGCGCTGGTAATTGCTTACCAACACGATATGCATTGTTGCCAACCCTGACGTTATACTGTGCCATCAGGAAACTCCAGGACTGACTTCTGCATTGCCCATAATCACTCTAGTTTTGTAATCATTAGGATCAGTGAGAATAATGTCATAGACATATCTTCTACGATCCAATGCTAGAGTTTCAGTATCTGTTAATGTAAGAGCAATTTCTCCTGTAGTTCTATTGACAAAATCTAAAGTAAATGGAACTGAAGTTGATGCAGAATAACTTTTCTTCATCACAGCAGAACCAGTATACCCTGACATGTTTAGCGGGGTTCCATCTTTATTAGTGATGAAAAAGGTGACTGCAAAGTCTGCTCCTTTATCAATCAGTATGTTGACTGGTATCGCTGCCATCTGTACCCTTTTCTAGTATGTTAAGTGCTTCCAACCCGCCTTCTAGTTTAGTGCGATATTCACGCAACTTGACAAGTTCTTCCTCACCTCGCCTAATTTTAAGATCGTAATCAGCAAACTGTTTTTCAAATTCAGCTCGCAATTGTGTATTATCCATCAAAATATAACAAGTATTTTTATTTATGTCATATCAGGTAGGTCCATACGATGACGACCTACAACACTATTTACTCTGGGATACATCCCACCTGCAACTGGTCTTTTGCTATGGTGTTTGATTCTGTGTGCAAATGGATGACTGTCCTCATCTTGTGGATCGAAGTATGCTCGTAGATGTGTAGTGCCTGTTAATTCAGTATACTTAAATCCACCATTACCATTATTGCCACTAGAAATACTACAGTTACCGAAAGAGATCTCATTTGACAAAGATGCACCGCCTGCACTAGGTACATTCGACCAACTAAATCCAACACCACCCGATGCTATACCTCTACATTTATTTGATGCTTTTGATAATAGTATTGATTTAGTTTGATCTGGTGTTGGCCACGCATCGTTATACCAGAAGTATTCTTCCATAATACATGCTGCTTTACCGACTACTGTTGGTGTAGCACAACTTGTACCCGAGAACATTCCCCACTTATAGGATCCATATGTGGTACTAGGATACGAAGTCCATGTGTTAGCACCAAGACCTACAATATCAATTCCTGGTCCTCTGTTTGAATATCCATCCAAACCAGGATAGTCTTGTGAGTTATAACCAGCAGCAACATCAATATTACTCTCTACACCATGTGGACCATATGATTTAAATGGATACCATGTGGTTGTACTAGACGTGCTTTCCGAGTTAGCACTACCATAAGAAATGTTGATAACAGAGTAATTTGGACCAGCATCAATATCTATACTTGTACTAGTTTGACTATTCTCTTTGTTAAAAGTTCCGCCGTTATTGCCAGCTGCATTAATACAAACAATGCCATTACTCCAAGCACTGTCTAATGCAGTCTTTAAAGAACCGTAATCAAATTGTGATGGCATTACAACCATCCAAGAATAATCTGTAGATGTTGGATTATATACTTTGAAGGGTATAATGTTTTCTTTTACAAATTCAGAAAAATCTGATCCCCATCCACCTGTAGATGTAGTAAACACAACATTAGATAATTCAGAACCCTGACCAGTTACACTACCATCATTGATATTATTGCCACCATCAGCATCTCTAATTAAGAATGGATGACCCTCTGCATTGACATTGAAAGTAATAGTGTCTCCGTCTTTAATAGTGATAGCAGGATTATTTCCGCTAACCGTTCCATTTCTATCACTACCTGTCATGGCATACAGTCCACTTCCACCAAAAGATACACTAATGCTGTAGTTATTTGAAGTTCCATCACTAGTACCAATAGTGATAGTGTTTTTCATGTTTGCATGATATTGACACTGATACCAATAAGGACTGTTTGTAGAAGTTGCGCCACCTGGTCTACTTACCGTTGTTCCATCTGCTTTATTAATTTGGGATACACTGTCGATAGGAATTCCATGTCTTCTATCACGTAGGTATTGATATTCTGCAATTAGAATAGTTGGATTAGGAACACCTGTCTCTGGATTATTTGGTTTTGCATTATGCCAATCAATAACAGATTGAATACATTCTGTAGGACTATCACCAGTTACCAAATACATTGCATAGAGATTTGCTTTCTTTGCAAATCCACAAATGGTTCCGCCAGCAGCACTTAATACACCTATACCATGATTTGTTAATCCACTGTTACCACCATCGTTGGTTGTAACTTGGTTATTAGCATCTGCTTCTAGATCAGGCCAATCCATTGGAATGAATCTAGATGATGTTCTAGTCGTCCAAGTAACAGTACCATTATCAGTACCTGCGTTATCTACGCTACCATCGGTGATGTTGCTGCCACCGTCAGCATCTCTAATCATAAATGGATGACCAGAAGCAGTTACATTAAAGATTAAAATATCTCCTTCCTGGACAGTAATGGGTGGATTGCTTCCATTGATAGAACCATTTCTATCACTACCAACTAAAGTATAAATTCCACTTCCACCAAAACTTACAGTAAAAGTATATGTATTTCTAGTCCCATCAGCAGCATTTACTGTGATGGTATTCTTCATATTTGAGTGTGCTTGACACTGATACCAATATGGATCTACTCTTGCATGAGAGTCATCTTCAGAAGATAATTTTTGGAAATCTGGATGGAGGTCATGTGTACCTGCATTACTTGCCCAATTTCCACCACTACCAGATTCTAGAGTGACGATATCAACATGCTTTCCAGTCCATCTAGACTTATATGTGTATGCCCCTTCAGTGGAGAAACTATCATCATCTCTTCCTACACTAAAAACAGATAGACCACTGTCTAATGGTACGATTTGATTACTGTCATAAAGAAATTGTACAGGAGCGTTGTCTTCCCCATTGCCAGTAGGAGATCTATAAGAAGAACTTGTACTAGATGTATACCACTTCGTCATCTCCTCTACTGATGGAGCAGTGGAAGCCTCAAAATCTTCTGGAATTTCTGTTGCTTGGATGACATCAGAATGTGAACGGAATGTTTCTACATAATCCTCTTCAACATTCATGACGATTAGCTTGGGCATACTGCCCAGCATATTCCACCAATCCGCTTCGGTCTCGGCATTAAAACTATCTACGAATCCTTGCTTGTCAGTTCCTTCTGCAAGAATTACATCCAATAATACCTTCGCCATTTTATGCCTCTAGTTGTGTTACCGTTAGCTCTACGTCGATACCTTGTGTAGATCCACTTTTATTTACAACTTTCAAGTATACGTTTGTACTTGGAGTAGCGTCATCGTTATATCCAATCAATGCTGGAGTAAACAATACAGTTTCAGCAGATGATTGTGTAATTACTTCTGCAATTACTCCACTGCCAGGAGCAGGATCTTGTGTGATTACTCTACTAGCATCAGAAGTTCTAGTAGCAGAACTAACATACAAAGTTACCCATGCTGGTTGAGATACTTCAACTTTATATAATGCATATCCTTTGTATGCAGTAATAGTAATATTTTCTGATGTGCCATCGGAATGAGAACCACTAGTAGAAGCATTAAAAGTTTGTCTACTTCCTAGACTAGTACCTCCACCGCCGCCACCTCCACCGCCACCAGAGGCAGTGATGACACCATTAGCATCAATGTTAACTGTAGAACCATCTACCTTAACACCACCCAATACTGTGGTACTTGCTGTGGGTAATTGGAATGTATCCAGGGTTCCGCCACTGGATCTCCAGCTGGTTCCATTCCAGATCCAGGTTAACCCACCATCGGTATGTGTGAATGAACCGTCTGTGGGTTGTCCAGCGGTATCTGGGAATAAGATTGCCATTGCTTAAGATCTCTCCGTTTAGTTATTTATTTCAAATTTCAGTAACAAATAACTGACTTGTTTCTGATACAGTTCTAGTACCAGAAACATTCAGTGTTAGAGATAATTGATAAGTGACATTATCTCCAGTATTCAGTCCATGCAAATCGATGAAGTCAAATGCAATTGGAATGATACCAGTTACAGATGGATCAGGACACTTAACTGTACAAATATCAGTAGTAGTTGCTCCTACAACTCTTTGTAGAATAACAGTGCCATTAGTATTATTAGATCCTGTTACAGATCCTAATAGAACACTAATTCTATTTTTAGTGAATGTACTAACTTGAATAGTTACATTAAAGACACCGTTAGTATCTTCAAAGATAGGATCCGAAGGGGAGTCTGCAGATAGACTTCCCGTGTTGTTTGCAAAAGCAGAATTGGGAGCACTAATCTTGAGTGGGGGAGATGCATCAACCCATGCTGCAGGATTAGCTCCATTATCATAGTAGACTTTCAAGCGACCTGAATCACTCTCCCACCACATATCTCCACTGGTGGCTCCAGACGGTGGACTGTCACTTACTTCGACATTTGCTCCACCACCTTCGCCCCAAACCAATTGTCCAGAACCATCAGTTTGTAGAGATTGACCTGCACTTCCGTCAGACGTTACAAACTTAACAACACCATTCAATCTTCCTAAATTATCAACAGTGAATGTAGAGTTACCACCAGATTTAAGAGTTAGACCACCATTTGATGGCGCATGGTTGATAATAACTTCACCATCAGCATTTACTCTGACACCATAGTCATTAGATAGAGAAGTATCAATAGTACCAACTCTTAAATCTGCTGTAGCAATAATATTATTTCCAGTCAGAGACAGGTTTGTTGACCCTGTTTGTGATGTAAATGTATCGGATTTTACTATACCAAAAGATGCCGTTTGTGAAGATGAAGCACCTCTGGATAGTACATTATCTAAAGTAGAAGTTTCTGTATAAGCAGTCAGATATCCTGCAGCACCATGATCACCCCAACTATATGCAGCATCCCATGATGTATTATTATAGTTAAGAGGAGTTAATGTTTTAGTAGTCTCGCCTAGAGAAAGAGTAATAGAATCTTGAGGACCAAGATTAGTGATGTTCAGGTTGTTAACAAAATTTTGATTTACTCTCGTGTCAATAGCAGTATTTGCTCTGGCATCTGTATAGTAAAGGTTAGTACCTTCCAGAACAGAACTTGTGGAAAACTCATTGAATGCTAGATCAATTGTTAGGGATCCATTAGCATCATCATAAGTAACCGCTGTTCCCACGCCACCTTGTAATAGGGCAGCGACTCTATCATCTACCTTTTCATCAAAGCTGACATCAATATTATTAACATCAGAAGCAAGGGAGTTAATCTCTTGCCTCTGTTGATCAAGGGTATATGTAATTGGTACGTTTCTTAATGGCATGATACCAGACTATTCCTCTATTTTAGTATTTATCAGTGTGCAATAACTTGAACTGCGATGGACCCACTATCAGAGGCACCTCCCCCTACTAGGACACTAAAACTTACCTTGTCAGCAGATCTAATTATTTCTAAATTCGTTGATCCATTAGCATCTATGATATTAGCAATAACATAGTAGTCAGTGGCATTAGTAAATGGATTTGTAAAGGTCATCTGATAGTTGCCAGTAGATTGCCGTGACACCGTTACTCCTGCTGTTCCAGTCCACGTAGGAGATGTACCTAATGTAATCTCACCAGCTTTGCTAGTTGGGGGTGGTGTGAATGTTGTTGTGGTGCCACTGACAGGATGTGCTGCTGCTGGTGGTGTGAAAGATTGCGTGTTACTAGTTTGAAGTGATGTATATCTAGCATCTTTTGTAAAACGAATATCGTCAATATATGCATCAACAATACCAGCAG